ATAAATTTACTGTAGAGTGGGACGAGGATCACATAAATTCCTACAAGCTTCCTGGAGTGTTCGCACTTAAAAGACCAACCTGGGAAATTAATCCTACAAGAAAGATTGAGGATTTTAAGCTGGCGTTCTTTACAGACATGCCAGATGCATTAATGCGTTTTGCTTGTATGCCAACTACATCATCTGATGCATTCTTTAAAAATAGGGAAAAGCTTGGGATGGCTTTTAAAAAACATAATCCAATTGATATTTCTAAAAGAATCGAACAATCGTTTCAACCAGACCCAGAAACTACTTACTATGTCCACGCTGACCTTGCACAAAAGCATGATAAGTGTGCTGTATCTATTGCCCATATTGATAAGTGGGTAAGTCTGCAATCATTTAATGATTATCAACAGGTTGTTCCATTTGTTGTAGTTGATGCAATTGTGTATTGGGAACCTAAAAAAGAAGGTCCAGTAGATTTATCAGAAGTAAAAAATTGGATTATCAATTTAAGAAGACTAGGATTTAATCTAGGTTTGGTAACTTTTGATAGATGGAATTCTTTTGATATTCAAAGAGATCTAAGTAGTGTAGGTATAAAAACAGAAACCCTTTCTGTAGCTAAAAAACACTATGAAGATCTTTCTATGCTTGTTTATGAAGAAAGAATAGTTTTACCTCAAATAGATTTATTACTTGAGGAAATGCAGGAGCTTAGAATTATGAATAATAATAGGGTAGACCACCCTAGAAAAAAGTCTAAGGACCTTGCAGACGCTATGTGTGGATCTGTATATAATGCAATCAGCCATACAAGAAGAGAAAAAATTCAGGAAGTAGAAATTCATACCTATCAATCTCGTCCTAAAGTTGACAAGGATGATAGTAAAATGGTACAATCTAAGCCTGAGATGACAGAAGATATTAAAGAATATCTTATGAACTTTAATTTAATTTAGTAGAAATGGAAAATAATGAGTAAAAGAGTTCTTTTAACAGGTGCAAGTGGTTTTGTTGGAAGCCATGTTCTTAGGCACTTGCTGGTAAATACAGATTGGTTTATAGTGTGTCCAACAACATTTACACACAAAGGTTTGACAGATAGAATTAATGTTGCATGTGACGACTTCCCAGATGCTTACAAGCGTATTAAAGTTATCAAGACAGACCTAACTGCTCCAATTTCTCCAGTAACTTCTCACGCATTTGGTGAAATTGATTATGTGATTAACGTAGCAAGTGAAAGTCATGTTGATAGAAGTATTGAAGAGCCAACTCCGTTTATTCTAAATAACGTGTCTTTAATTTGTAACTTACTTGACTGGGCAAGGGTTGCAAAACCAGAAAAGTTTTTGCATATTTCAACTGATGAGGTTTATGGTCCAGCTCCAAAGGGACATGCTCATAAAGAGTGGGTAGATCAGTACTTCCCAAGTAACCCATACTCTGCTTCTAAGGCAGCACAAGAAAGCATTGCGTTTTCATATTGGAGAACTTATGGAGTTCCAATTGCAATTACAAATACCATGAACATTATTGGTGAGACTCAGGACACTGAAAAGTTTATGCCAATGGTAATTAAAAAAGTTCTTAATGGAGAAACCATGAAGATCCATGCATCATCAGAAGGTGAGATTGGAAGTCGTTTTTACTTACATGCTAGAAATCAGGCAGACGGTCTTCTGCATGTTCTTAAGCAACATTTTCCAGCCTATGGAGAATCTGATGTACCAGCAAAGTTTCACATTGTTGGCGAAAGAGAAGTGGACAACCTAGAAATGGCTCAAATGATTGCTTCAGCAGTTGGAAAGCCATTGCGTTATGAGTTGGAAGATTTCCATTCATCACGCCCAGGGCATGACTTACGTTATGCTTTAGACGGAAAAAAGATTGCTGACACTGGCTGGGTATCTCCAATGCCACTAGAAGAGTCAATTAGAAAAACTGTTGAATGGACTTTAAACCATCCAGAATGGTTAAATTTGTGAAAGAATATTTAGTAAGTAACGATATCTGTTTTGATGATATTCTTATGGTTCCACAGTATTCAGAAGTTGTAAGTAGATCTTCTGTAGATTTAAAAATGCATATCGGAGGACACACCTGGCTAGATCTTCCAGTAGTTGCTTCTCCTATGGATACTGTTTGTGAAAAAGATATGGCTATTGCAATTGCTGAATCTGGTGGAATTGGAATTATTCATAGATTTATGTCAGCAAAAAATCAAATAAAAATGGTTGAAGAAGTTCACAATTATAACAACCTTGGTTTTCCTGTTGGTGCAGCTTTGTCAACCACCTTTGTTGAAGAGCATGTTGATAAATTAATTAAAGCAGGAGTGTCAATGCTTTTAATTGATACTGCTAATGGTCATAGTAAAATGGCAATTGATGCAGTCATAAGATTAAAAAATCTTGTTGGAGATAATATACATATTATGGCTGGAAATATTGCTACTGTAGAGGGGTATATTGCCTTAGATATTGCAGGTGCTGACTCAATTAGAGTTGGCATTGGTGGTGGTAGCATGTGCACAACAAGGATTATATCAGGTCATGGAGTTCCAACACTGTCTTCAATTATAAACGTGCGAGAGGCAAAAGATAAGTTTAACTTAAATGCTGGAATTGTGGCAGATGGTGGAATTAGAAACACTGGAGACATGATTAAAGCATTTGCAGCAGGAGCAGATTCTGTAATGCTTGGATCAATGCTGGCTGGTACTGATGAATCTCCAGGATCTTTGCACTTTAAAGGTGATAAAAAGTTTAAAGTATTTAGAGGAATGGCTAGTAAAGAAGCTAATAAAGATAAAGATATTGCAGTAGCAGAAGGAGTATCTACAATGATTCCATATAAAGGATCTGTAAAAGATATTTTTAAAGACATTAAAGGCGGTATTGGAAGTGGATGCTCTTACAGTGGGGTAGACTTTCTTTGCAATTTATATCAAGAATCTATGTATACAAAAGTGTCACCCTTGACTGTAAAGGAGTCTCTACCTCATGGAAGATAATGAAGAAATAAATGAGCAAGAACTTTCAGAAATGATTGGATATCTCATTGAAATAGGTGCTATGGAAATTATGGGGTATGACTCTGTATCAGATCAATTTACATATAAAGTAACTCCAAAATGTAAAGAGCTTTATCCAGAACTTTATTATGCACATTATGAGGCTGTTGGGGAAATGGCATCAAGTCTTTGGATGCAAGATGTTATAGATATAGTATTTACTGAAGGACAGACAATTGTTGGAGTTACTCCAGAACAAGTAGAATTTATAAAAGAAACTATTAATACTTTTACTGATGATGAAAGATTTTTTCTTGAAGTATTGATAAATCATTACGAGCAAAAATAGGATATAATAATAGTTATGGATATTATTAAATCAGCAGAATGGGAAGGAGAGCCCCTTTACAACATGCTTTCAGAAGATGAAAAAGCCTTTGCAGATTCATTGTTAAAATTAACAGAAGAGCTTGGACCACTAGATCAATCAGAAGGCATATGGATTGGCTACGAAGATGGTTCTACAAATCAAAATGCTTCAATTGGTGTTAAGTGTGGAAACTGTGCACTTCATAAATCTGCAGTTGCCTGTGCAATTATCTCACAACAGATTGAAGAAGAAGGTGCTTGCAGACTTGCAGTAATTCCAGATGGTTATGTAAATTCTGATATGAAAAATTCTGGAGAAGAATTTATGGAAATGATTCCTGAAATGTCAAAAGCTGATTCAGTTAGAGTTGGTCAAATGGTTTCTTGGAATTCTAGCGGTGGAACTGCCAGAGGAAAAGTTGTAAGAGTTGTTAGAAATGGTTCCATCAATGTTCCTAATTCTGATTTTACAATAACAGGAACTCCAGATAATCCAGCAGCACTTATTAGAATTTATAGAGATGGAAAGCCAACAGAAACTTTGGTTGGTCACAGAGTAGAGACTCTAAGGGTATCAACTTCAAAAGCACACCACGATGATGTTATTGGAAATGATGATGTTCCAAATACAAGAGCTCACTCAATGGAAGATTGTGATGATAAAAATTGTCCACAGCATTCAATGGGTAAAAAAGATTACTCTGATAAAGAAAGACAGATGTTAGCTCGTAGAGATATGGCTTTGCCTGATGGATCTTTTCCAATTGTTACTGCAGCAGATTTAAGTAATGCAGTTCAGGCAGTTGGTCGTGCATCAAATTACGCAAGGGCTCGCAATCACATTATAAGAAGAGCTGAAGCACTTAACAGA